ACGCCTCTTTAGATAAAGGCCGAGAAAGATACTTCGACAGAGACGGCAAAGTCTCTCTCATGAGCATCAAGAATATCCCACATGAATTAATCAAAGACGCTCTGCCGTCTGTTACCAAGAACCTCCATGAAAAGCTTGGCGGCCAAACGCCTGATGGTGCTGGTCGTCCTTTTTCTTGGAAAAAAGACTTGGAGTCGGTAGACGTAGACTTGGTAGCCTACTTAGGGATGGCGACTTGCATGGATGGTGTCGGTATGACTAAGTCGATGACTTGGGTGCTAACCAAGATAGGCAAGCGCATAGAACTTGAGATATGGGCTAAAGAGCTTCGTGAGTATGACAAGAGACTATTCGAGAGAGTAGAGTCTAAGGTCACTGCCGACCATTCTTCAGAGAGATACCGACTGAAAGCGGCGAAGGCAATCGCAAGGAAGGCAGGCTTTGAGAAAGAGTCGTGGCCTGACGAGCGCCGAGTCAAGGCGGCATCACCAGTGTTAAATGCCATCCTAGAACACAGTGGTTGCTTTGAGGTTTGGTCTATCGTCAAGAATGGTAAGACTAGGCGCTACATTGGAATGACTGCCGAGGCAAGCCAGTTGATATCAGAGTTGCAGGCCGATGAGTCTTGGTTGCAACCTGTGTATTCACCTATGATTGTTCCTCCGAGAGACTGGGACGGGATGCACACGGGTGCTTACCTTGATGATGCAGTGAGGGCGCAAGTTGACCTCATAAGATTTAATACTCCGTGGCAACGCAAGCACACTAAAGAAAAAGATATATCGAAAGCCCCTTACATGAAGGCACTGAACCATATCCAGAGAACGCCCTACGTCATCAACAAGGCAGTCTTTGATGCGGTGAAGTGGGCGTGGACTGAAGACATTGAGATACCAAACTTTCCAAGGCGTAAGTATATCGAGAGACCTGCCTTCCCTGAGAACTGGGACTTCCTAGATCCTAAAGACAAGAAGCTGTGGCGTATTAGTGCGAGAGATGTTGTCGTTCGTAATCGACAGATAGATGGCGCTAGGGCCGTGATGATGCAGGACTTAACAACAGCAGAAGAGATGCTTGCATTTGAAGAGTTTTATCTTCCGCACAACTTTGACTTCCGAGGTAGAGTCTATCCGATACCTCACTTCTGCCACCACCGTGACAGCCACGTCAAGGCGATGTTTAAGTTTAAGAATGCAGAGATTGTTGACCAAGAGTCATCTAAGTGGCTGGCGATACACTTGGCTAACACTGGCGACTTCAACAAGATTAGTAAGCAAGGCTTTGATGACAGGCTTCTCTGGGTTGAGATGAACCGAGGAGACATCATTGACGTTGCAAGAGACCCTAAGGCTACTGTTGGGTATTGGTCTCAGGCAGACAAGCCATTCGAGTTCTTGGCGGCCTGCATTGAGATGACTGGCTACTGGGATTCTGAGATTGATGACACCGACTTCTACTCAGGGCTACCAGTTGCGCTTGATGGTACTAACTCAGGCATCCAGCACTTTAGTGCCTTGGGAAGAAACACTGACGATGCGGCGCTAGTCAACTTGGTTCCTGCTGACAAACCGCAAGACATTTACCAGCGTGTTGCTGACGAGGTCATCAGCCAAATCGAAGATGATCCCTGCGATGAGTCTAACCTTTGGCAAAAAAACGGCATTACTAGAAAGACTGTGAAGCGCAATGTCATGACTTACGGCTACTCAAGTAAGCAGTACGGTTTCTTTGAGCAGATCCGTGAGGATTTGATGAACCCACTGACTGACGATGTATTGACTGGCAAGCTTGATGTTCATCCATTTGGCGAAGACCACGGATATGATGCGGCGAAGTATTTATCACGTCATAGCTGGGAAGCAGTGAACAAAGTAATATCCTCTGCACAAAACGGAATGACATTCTTCCAGCAGTTATGTGGTGCGCTGGCACATGAAGGCAAACACATGAACTGGTTTACGCCAGTTGGTTTTCCTGCAAGTCAGTTTTATCCATCTAACGACTACAAGAAGATTAAGATTTATTTGTATGACCGTGAGGCAAAACTTCCCCAGAGAACTCAAGTCACGCTGAGAAGCCCAGACTTCAACAGAGTAGACAAAAGAAAAAGCAAGACAGCAATTTCGCCTAACGTAATTCATTCGCTAGACTCAGCGCATTTATTACTAACTGTGCTAAACTGCATTAAAGAGGACAGCACCATGCCATTCTTTTTGATACACGATAGCTTTGCCACAACCGCTGGTAAGACTCAAAAGTTGTATGAAGTTATCAGAGAGAGCTTTATTGATATGTATGCCAACGACAGTTGGTATGAGTATCTACTTGAACAGGTTAAAGCCCAGCTTGACGACCCAGACACAAGACGTGTGCCTGAGACGCCAGACCTCGGAGAGTTAGATTTAAAATTAATCGCTGAAAGCAAATACTGTTTTAGCTAATACAGGAACCACCAACTATGCACCCAAGAGAGAGGGTGTTAGGGGTAGCACTTTTATACAAACGCAAGGGAGAAAACATCCCAGTCGATGTTCTGGCTGAGATGGATCAATACGGTATTGACCTGTCAGAGTTTATCGACCTGCCACTACCTACCGAGCAAACTTTAATTACTGAAGAAAATGAAATGGAGAATTATTATGAAGGCACAAAAAGAGAGCTTTAGCACAGTCGCTGGAACTGCAAGATATCCTTGGCTTAAGGAGCCTGACACGGCATTTGGTCAGGAGTCTTACAAGTGTATGATTATCCTCGACCCTAAAGATGCAAGGCCGTTGGTTGATAAGATCAAGAAAGTAGCTGAAGACAGCTTCGGCGCTAAGGCAGATAAGGCAATGATGCCTATTGAATCTGATGATGAAACTGGTGAGATTATTCTCAAGACTAAGTCATCGTATCAGCCTAAGTTTTGGGACAGTCAGGGTAATCCAATTATCCCTGCGAACCTTCCTGAAATATGGGGAGGCAGTCAGCTTAAACTTGGCGGCTGGATAGCACCGTGGAATAAGAACGGTAAGATGGGCGTTACTTTGCAACTCATGAAAGTAATGGTTGTTGAAGCTAGAGGGCCATCTGGGGATGGTGGCAGTCAGCAAGGTGATTCAGGTTTCGATACAGTAGAAGGTGGGTTTGTCACTGAAGAAAGCGAAAGCTTCGAGGACGACAACACCGATGCGCCATCGTACCTATAGCAAACAAAAGTATAAGACGCCTTACCTCAGAGGCTATCGTTCAGGTTTAGAGGACAAGGTTGCAAACCAAATCCGCAGTAAAGATATGGAAGTGGTTTATGAGCAGGAAAAGATTGCGTATGTAGTCCCTGCTCGCAACGCAAAATATACACCAGACTTTAAGATCACGTTAGGAGACGGAACGTGGTATTACGTTGAAACAAAGGGCATCTTCTCGGTAGCTGATCGACAGAAACATATTCTGATCAGAGAGCAACACCCTGAGATAGATATTCGTTTTGTTTTCAGCAACAGCAAGTCAAAGCTCTACAAGAAAAGCCCAACCAGCTATGGTGACTGGTGCGACAAGCACGGTTTTCAATACGCTGACAAGCTGATCCCAGAGCAATGGTTTTCGTCAGGAACGTCTCCCACGCCTGACGGGAAATAGGCTTAATTACCCCCACAGACTAAGCCTTGGGACGGGCGGCAGAGAACCTCCAGTTGATGCCGTCCGAATCCCTAAACTTACATATAACAAAGGAGACGTTCATGGACAATTTTACTACGACCGATGATTCACAATTCTTAAGGCACGAGCCTTGTGACGTGTGTGGATCAAGTGACGCCAAGGCAATTTATGACAACGACACTAGCTTTTGTTTTTCATGCGAAGCGTATGAAGGATCAGTAGACCCCTCGACAGCCGAGAGAAGAGTCAAAGTAGATCCTAAGCTTTACAAAGGTATTCCGCAGGGAGTAAGAAGCCGAGGATTATCGGAAGAGACTTGCCGCAAGTTTGGCTACCTGACCTGCAACGTCAGCGAAGGTTTAGTCTACGCCGCACAGTACAGAAACAAAGACGGCGCTGTGATCGCTCAGAAGATTAGAACTCAAGACAAGAAGTTTAGAATTGTCGGTGACGGCAAGCATATGACTTTCTTCGGTCAGAACTTATGGAATCACGGTAAGAAGCTTGTGATTACTGAAGGCGAAATCGATGCGATGTCGGTCAGTCAGATACAAAATCATAGGTGGGCTGTTGTCAGTTTACCGCAAGGCGCTCAAGGCGCTAAGCGAGCAGTAAAAGACAATTGGGATTACCTGCAAGAGTTTGACGAAATCATTTTAATGTTTGACATGGATGAGGCTGGTCAGTCTTCTGCCAAAGAAGTTGCAGAGCTACTTCCTCTTGGCAAGGCTAAGATTGCAAGGCTACCTTTAAAGGATGCCAACGACTGCTTGATGGCAGGTAAGACCAAGGAAGTAGTCGATGCAATATGGCAGGCAAGAGAGTACCGACCTGATGGTATTGTTGCGGCGAGCGACTTACGCAAGGCGATCACTGAGCCTGATGAAGTCTCTTCGATTACTTATCCATACGAAATGTTAAACACTGTTACGAGAGGGTTACGCAGAGGCGAGCTAGTGACGATCACTTCTGGTAGCGGCATGGGCAAGACTACTCTCTGCTCTGAAATTGCCCTGCATCTGCACAAGTCAGGAGAGCGGCTTGGAATGATCATGCTAGAGGAGAGCAACAAGCAAACTCTGCGTAACCTGATCGGCATACACACCAACACAAACCTAACCGTTAATCATGACGCATTAACTAAAGAGGAGTTAGAGGGAGCATTCGATGAAATCTTTCTGGGAGACGATCAAGTATTTCTGTACGACCATTTTGGATCTACCGATGTTGATACTATATGTAATCGCATTATGTATCTTGCTAGAGTCCTTGAAGTCAATTGGATTATATTAGATCACATAAGCATCCTTATCTCAGGTCTAGCAACAAACGATGAGCGAAAGCTTATCGACATGACCATGACTAAACTCAGGACGCTAGTACAGGAGACTGGCATAGGATTAATTCTTGTGTCTCACCTTAGAAGACCTGAAGGCGACAAAGGTCACGAGGATGGTGCTAAGGTAAGACTAGGACAACTCCGAGGCAGTCATGCGATTGCTCAGTTGTCTGACATCTGTATTGGCCTTGGTGTTGATCCTGAAAACCCAAACAGCAACACACGCCAGCTATCAGTCTTGAAAAACCGCTTTACTGGTCAGACAGGCTTCGCTGGCAACATCACATACAACATAGACACTGGAAGACTTTTGGATCAGCAAGCAATTTTCTAAGGAGACAGATTATGCGCTTTGTGTTTGATATTGAAACTGATGGCTTGTTACCTGAGCTAACTAAAATACACTGCATTGAATTGCTACACGTTGAGAGTGGACGAGCTTACAGCTTCGATCCTACTCGAATACAAGAAGGCTTGGATATGCTTGAGATGGCAACCGAGATCATAGGCCACAACATCATAGGCTTTGACATTCCAGCAATACAAAAGCTATATCCAGCGTGGGCGGCGAGAGGCAAGGTCACCGATACACTTGTGTTATCTCAGTTGCTTCGTGGCGACCTAAAGAATGAAGACTTTGATTACGACAGAGATTATGGCTACGACTGGCCTAAGTATTTATTCGGCAGTCACTCACTAAAGGCTTGGGGCTATCGCTTAGGCGAACACAAGCAGGAGTTTGAAACTGACTGGAAAGAGTGGACGCCAGAGATGTCAGTCTACTGCGCTCA